CCTATATTTTGTTTTTCCCTTGCTTTCCGGTATCGGCTCGGTTGCCGTAGCGATTGGTCGGTAGCCGGAGGGCGTACGCTTTACAGGGCGTTACTGATACCGCTTTTTATGACTTCGGCTAGGTCGGTAACTCATCTTATGTGTACAGATTACACAATATTTTTGTTATTGTCAACACAAAAAATGTGTTTTTATGTGTAAAAGTTACACATTTTTTATAAATAGCGTAAAAACAAAGGGATATTTAAAATAAAAAAAAGCTTTATCATGCAAAAGCTATCTTTTAGCAAGCAAAAGCTTTTTAGTTGTTTATTTTATTTTTAAGATGAACAAGATATTTTGCAATGCGAGTTTGGCGATGATATAAGACGCTCCATAAACTGTACAAACGCATATAGACAAGTACAATTAACGGACAAACGATTGATTGTGTTATAATGCCTAAAATAACAGCAATGGAAAACATTATAATTTTATCGAGCCACGGATGTTTCTGTAAATTGTATGAATCTTCTATATATTGTTCAAATATTTTTTCAGTCTTTTCTTCCTCAAAAGTTTCTTCATATTCAATTTGTTCCATAACATCCCTCTTTAAGCGGTTTTTCTCATGTGATAGATAACTTTACCGACAACTTTAATATCGCGGTAGTTCTGACGCGGTATAGGCATATATTTGTCATTGTCGGCGATAACGGTGGCGGTATTGTCAAAAGGGTTAATCTGAATACGGCGGATAAGCAGATCCGTTCCAACACCTAAGATATACAAGCCGTCGGAAGTAGGAGTTTTAACCGAAACATCAATCCATATAATATCGTCGGTATGTATTGTTGGCATCATTGATTCGCCGATTGCCTTAATTATTTTGATGTTTTCCGGTGCTGATGATGTGAGTTCACGAAGTGCGGGAAGTGTCATCATTTGTTGACCGATAACGTTTTCAGAAAAGTTTTCAACACCGTTGCCACAGCAGGCACGGACGTCTAACACGTCAATTTGTACAATTTCAGGATTGGCGAGCGAAACCGATTTTAATTCTTCCGGTAAAAGTTCTTTAACATCGATGCCGAGTATTTGCGCAAGTTTGGCGGCATATTTAACCGGAACGGGATAATCTTTTTCGAATCGCTGTATATGCTGTTGTGAAACACCTAACAGTTTGCCAAGTTCAGCTTGAGATAGCTGTTTTTCTTCTCTTTTGGCTTTGATAAGATTCATTTCATTAGTTCCTTTTTACGCTTATATTATAACACAAAAAATGTTGTTTGTAAAACAAATAAAATGTGTTGACATTAACACAAAAGATGTGTAATATTCAAAATCAGGGAGAACAAAAAAATGCAATTAAAAGAATGGATAGAAAAATCCGGCAAATCATTAAAGGAATTTGCAGAAGAATTGAAGTGCAACTATGAAGATGTGCGCCGTTATTGCGCCGGTGAGGTTATTCCAAGACCGGACAGAATGGCAAAAATCGTGGAATTGACCGGCGGGGAAGTCCAGCCGAATGATTTTTACAAGGGGGAATAGTTTTATGAATGCAGAGGCGGCGCAATGAAGCAAGAGCACGTTTTAAGCTGTCAGGTGGCAAGATATTTAAGGATGCGAGGTTATGTTACGCTTGATTGCGATGTCATGAGTGCGCTTAAATATTTGCCGGCTTATGATGCGCGCAACCGCTCAATGTTTGTGGCAAGCCGTAAAGCCATGAGCTACACCATCGGGCAATGCGATATTGTGTGCATTAACAAATACGGCAATGTGTCATTTTTGGAGCTTAAAAACGGCAAAGCAGGCAAGCAATCAGAAAATCAGAAATACTTTGAGCAGGAAATCAAATGCAGGGGCGGCAATTATGTGCTGATCCGTGATTTTGATGACTGCATCAAGTTTGTGAATGAAGATTTATGCGGTGCAAAACCGAATGAGATTCTCGCCATAAATGGCAAGGATGACGTGCCTTTTACAGGGACAGACAATAACAATGAGAGGGTGGCAGAGTCCCTGTTGCTTAACCCTCTCGCCTTACAGGGACAGAAATAATGAGTAAATACGATGATGATAAAAACAAACCTATTTTAGATTGGATTAAAACCGATTTATTATTAGTTGATAATTCTTATCAGCGCAGTGTTGAGGGTAAACGCTCTCAAAGTACAATAAAGTTGATAATTGATAATTTTGACTGGAATGAGTTTGCGCCTTTGGTGGTCGCAAAAACACCGGAAGGATATAATGTTATTGACGGTCAACACCGCTTTATTGCAGCTTCAAAATTAAAAATTGAAAAGTTGCCATGTTGGATTATTCAAAAATCAGATGTTAATACACAAGCAGATACATTTGTCGGAATTAACAAAAATAGGGTAGCGGTCAATTCATATGCTTTATATAAAGCTAAACTGGCTAAAAATGATGAATTGGCTAAGAAGGTTGAAGATTTTTGTTTTAATAACGATATCAAAATTCCGGCAAGCGGTTATGTTTCAAAGCCTAATCACACTTTAGCGTTACAAACAATAAGTAAACACATAATGAAGCATAATGAAGCGTATTTATCTGAAGCAATAAAGCTGATCAAAGAGGCTTTGCCGACAGCTATCGGTCAAATTAAACCGGATATTTTAGATACCATCATTAAAGTTAAGCAAACTTATAAGGTTAAAAACGAAGAAATAATCGCTGTTATTCGTAATTTTGGCGACAACAAAATGATCAGTGCTAAAGCCCGACAATTAAAGTCTTTAGACAATACGATTAAAACATTGGCAGATGCGCATTTTAGAGTATTTTGCGCCAAGATAAAAGAAATTCGTCGGAGTGCTAAAAATGGCTAATGCACGCGAAAGAGAAATGGCAAGGCTTTATATGGAAGCAGTGCAGTTGATTATAAAACTTGCTAACAAGATACGCCAAGAGGAATGTCCAAATGCTGAATTACATTTGCAGGCGGTTAAAGATTTTTTAGAGCGCAACGAACTTTATGAAGACGGTGTGAAAGGATTGTTAAAATGAATAAACGATTTTTATTCTTTGAAAATTTTAAGAGCATAGCCGACAAATTGCCGGATGATATGCGCTTGAAGTTTTATGATGCTCTTTTGGCTTATGTGTTTGACGGTGTTGAGCCTGATGACGTTATGATTGCCGCATTGATAACGGCAATTAAACCAAGCTTGGACAAAGAGGACAAGCGGGGCGGTAATCACAATCCGACAGGTCAAAATCAATATTCAGAGGTCAAAACAGGTCAAAAAGAGGTCAAAAATAATTTTGAGCAGGTCAAAAATGGTCAAAGTGGTCAATCCTTTCTTGAAACGGAAACAGGAAACGGAAACAGGAAACAGGAAACGGAAAATATAATAACACACTCTTCGGATAAATCCTCAGATTGTGTAGCCCGCAAAAAGCTGGTTCCGATTGATTGGTTTCCAAAGCTTGAAACTGTTGACAAGCTATCTGCCAAAGGATTGGACACCGAAAAGGTGGTTGAGCGGTTTATAAACTCTTGCCGAGCTAAAAACCTGAAATACGTTGATTTTGACAGGGCAATATTGGCTTGGGATTGGTCAAAAGATACGTCGGTTCAAAAGGAAAAATGTTGGTTCTAGGGGGCGAAAATGGAAAAGGCACAAGAGATTTTATTTCACATTGACGAGCTTTACACGGAAAATCCGAGCGAAGAAAAGATTATCAGAGCTTGCCAAGAAAATCCGGTGCGGTATCAAGCTTGGGTTGATGCTTTCAAAGACTACGACTTGAGCGATGTATTGCAGGCGATTGATGAATACTGGGAGTTCAAAAACTCTAAGACCAAGCCGAATGTGGCGCAGATTAAAGCCAAGCTTAATGCCAGAAATACCGAAAAAGTCAGAGAGATTGCCGACGCAACAACGCAACAGGCACGAGGGGATTATGCATGGGAACGGATGAACAGCGACATTGAGGCAGGCAGTTGCCGGAATAATTTGTATGTTTACCGTGATGCTGAACAGATTGTGCTTAATGACTGGCTGGCAAGAGAAATACCGGCAAGCGTATGGTGCAAAATGAGTTATGCAAGCAAATTACAGCAGGCGACGGAAAATGGCTTGTTAAACAACTTTGACGAAGCATTAAGGCAGGCGGCGCAAAAGCGGTTCAAGCGTGATTATGAGTTTCAGAGTGCAAACGACATTGCGAATGCGAAAAACCATAAAGCGGTAGATCCCTTGACCTCGCTTAACGCTCGGAGGGATGACGGTTTAAATACGCAAGGGATGACAAATAATTTGACAGAGGCGTCGAATATATTGGCTAATCATTGGAGAGTGTGATGGATTGGGATATGCAGAAAATCCAAAACTGGAACAAATACCGGTTTCCGAAAAACACCATTGTTAAGCAACGGCGCAAAGTTGAGGAAGAAATTGCCGAATATTACGACGCTGACGGCGATAATCGCTTGGAAGAGTTGGCGGATGTGTATATTGCCTTTGCGGGTTTTTCGCGGTTTAGCAAACTTGGCGAATTTGTATGCTGCAAGCTGTTCGAACAAAGGAACGATTTCACAAAGCTGAAAAAAGCGATTGACAGCAAAATGCAAATCAACATCCATCGTAAATTTGACGAGAATATGCATCATAAGGATTAAGTTATGAAAAAGAAGATATTATTAAATGAGTGCGACTGGGGAGAATATTCGAAAGATGAAGCTTTTTTGATTGCGAAGCTTAATAATATAAGCCAATCTGTATTAATATCTCGAATGAAATCAGGTTGGAAAGTTGAAACTGCTATAACGATGCCAGTTAAGGCAAAACCAAGATTTACGCAAGTAACTAATTATATCCCAATCGGGACAACGATTAAATACTGGCGTGAAAGGTGCAAAGAGAATAACGTAAAATGGAAAACTTTTTATCATAGGGTAATAACAGGCAAATGGGATTGTGAATTGGCAAGCCGGATGCAGGCGAAAGAAACGCCTGATATGATAACGGTTCGTAAGAAGTTTCATTATTGGAAGAAAATCGACGGCGAATGGCAACGCATGTTTGAATGGGTAACGTTTAAGACGTCGGCGGAAGAATATTTCAGATGGGAGTAAATGAATGACACGCAAGGAAGTAGAAAATACAATACGCAGGGCTTTTGAGATTGACCGCATATTGCCTTATCCAAGACCGGAAAATGCCAAGTGTTATTTGGGTAAGCTGGTTGTTATACCGGACAATCGCTCGATTGATGATATTAAGGAAGATGACGAGCGGCGCGCCTTTATTACGACCGAAGATGTGGAAATATGGGAAATGGTGATGACCGATTGGATGCCACGCTTGCACGGTATGCAAAGGGCGGTTGTTAAATACCGTTGCTCAGGTATGGGGTGGAAAAGAATTGCTTTGACTTTGGCGGATAAAAAAATTACGCATCGGGTTTTAGACCGTTCGACGCTTTGGCGGTGTTTTCAGCAGGGATTGGATGTGTTTTGTGATTAAATGGTTAAAAAACGCAACACTTTGCAACATCTTGCAACACTTTGCAACACTTTTTCATGCAACATTTTTTAAAAAATATGCTATAAAAAATTGTACACTGGAAGAAAGTGTATAAAATTTTTCATGAAAGTTCCTTGAAAAAGAAGTTAAAGCCAACGGCGGTGTCGGTAACGGTGCCGCTTTTTTTATTGCGGAGGTTAATATGGCTTGCAAAGGTAAGAAAAGAAAATAATTTGCGCTGACGCAAAGATAAGATCCCTTGACGCAGTGATGCACGACACACTGCGAGGGATGACATTTATCGGGCTTGGCGAATGTGTTAGTCCTTTCCAGTTTGACCAAGCCCACATTTTGGAAAGGGAAACAATGAAAACCATTGAGATTAAAGAGGGAAACAAAACAAAGATTAAGATTGTGCCGGATGATTATGTTGAACAGCCTGACAAACTGGATCAGAAAGATTTAACCACATCGGGACGCAAGTGTTTAGGGTATTCAGACATAAGCGCGGATGATTGGAACAGGATATTTAAGAAAAAGTAACATCTTCACCACTTGAAAGAGAGGAAAGTATGTCAAGAGAATTGAAATATAAAACAGTAGAGGAATTAGAACAAGCAATAGACGCTTATTTTGAAGAGTGCAAAGATAAAGTTATTAAAGATGATGACGGCAATATCATAACCGACAAAAGCGGCAATCCGGTATTGTTACAAAATCCGCCTACGGTTAGCGGGCTTGCTTTGTTTTTGGGTTTTGAAGACAGACAGTCAATTTATGACTATAAAAACAGAGGGAAGTTTTCTTGCACAATAAAAAAGGCAATTATGAAAATAGAAAATTATGCGGAACAGCATTTATATGTCGGTAAAGCAACCGGAGCAATATTCTGGTTAAAAAATCACGGGTGGAAAGACACCAAAGAGCTTGACGGCAGCTTTGATGTTACACAATTGGTTATTGAGGCAATAGACGATGCAACAGATGAAGATGAAACTGCCGAGGAAGTTTCTGCCCTTAATAACTGAGCATAAACGCTACAAGCTTTATTGGGGCGGGCGTGCCGGTGGAAAGTCTTTTGCGTTTGCTGATGCGTTGCTTGCATTGGCAAGAAAACAAAAGCTGTTTATTGCCTGCGTGCGTGAGGTGCAGAACTCAATCAAAGATTCGGTTTATAAGCTGTTACAAGACAGAGCCACATATTACAAGCTTGGCGATTATCGTTTTTATGAAGATAGAATTGAAAACGTGATAACCGGCAGTCGCTTTATTTTCAAAGGCTTAAAAGACCAAAACAGCCAAAACATTAAGTCTTTGGAAGGTGTCGATATTTGTTGGATTGAAGAAGGTCAATCAATCAGCAAGGCAAGCTTTGATATCTTAGACCCGACAATCAGAAAAAAAGGCTCTGAAATATGGGTATCTATGAACCGCGAGGAAGAAAACGATCCGATATGGAAAGCGATTGCCGCCAATCCGGATGAGCGGACACTTGTTTGCAAAGTTAATTATTACAATAATCCTTATTGTCCGGAAGAAATGAAGTATTTGGCGCAAAAGTGCAAGGAAACAAACCTTGACGATTATGAGCATATTTGGCTTGGTGCGCCGGTTAATCAGGGCGATACGAAACTGATTGCGGTTAAAGATGTGCGGAAAGCCATGCAAAACCGGATAGCCTTATCAACATCACCGCTGATTGTGGGAGTGGATATTGCGCGCTTTGGCGATGACAAGACGGTGTTATGCTTTAGAAAAGGGCGGTATTGTTACAAACTGGAAGAATATGCCAAGCTTGACAGCGTGGAAGTGGCTAACCGCTTGACGGCGATTATCCAAGAGCAAAAACCGGCGCGCATTTTTATTGATGCCGGAAACACCGGTGCGGCAATATACGACATATTAAAAGACCGTGGCTATGGCAAGACGGTGCGAGCGATAAACTTTGGCTCTAAGGCAATCAATGACGACCGCTATTTTAACAAGCGTGCAGAAATGTGGGCTTTAGCTAATGACTGGCTCAAAGATGAAAACCTTGTGCAGCTTGTTAATGATGATGAACTGCTTGATGATTTATGCAGTGTCAACAAAGCTTATGACAACAAAGGGCGGTTGCAGTTAGAGAGCAAAGATAAGGTAAAAGAGCGCATCGGACGTTCACCAGATAAGGCGGATGCGTTTGTTTTGACGTTTGCCGAGCCGGTATATGACAACGGCAAGGTACAGCCGAGCGGCATTAACGATATGTCGATTGAAAGCTTGTTTAAAACAACAAGTGTTTCAAGCGGTT